ACAGTTACTAATGCTACGATACTGAGTGTGCTAATGATCTCTTTGTTTCTTTCGATAAATTTAATCATAGTTTCCTCCTTAGAAAACAATAACACCCTGGTAGGTGTTACTACCAAGTATAGCATGAGATTTTTCAAAAAGCAACTTTAGAGGGTGGTATAATAAAGATTATGCCACAATATGCATCTAACTATCCTAATTCGCTTTCATACCCTATTGCCTCAGATCCCGTCAATGTACACGGAGATTTCAAGGTATTGGTAGATGCGTTAAATAATATTCTTCCCCCATTAGGATACGGAGCAGCATATATTGATGTTAGAAATACCACAAACGCAGGAATTTCTCAGGGTACTCCAGTTTTTATTAGCGGAAGTGTTTCTGGAAAATCATTAGTTGAAAAATATAATCCATCAAGTGTTTCCCATAATCCAGATGTTCCAATTCTTGGTTTGGTAAAAAATGATATTGCAACAAACACCAACGGGCTTGTTATTGTCTCTGGAGTTATTCAAATGAATACAACAGATTTAGGTCCTGCTGGAACAAAAATTTATGTAGATAATAATGGGGCCCTTGTTGCAGGTCGTCCATCTACTGGACCAGCAAGATATATAGCAGTCGTTGCAATTCAAGCAACCCTTGCACTTGGAGGAATGTTAATTGTTCAGACAAAAGGCAACGGTACTTGGGGAGCACTCAAAGACGGATTGTCGTGATATAATAACATTATGGCTACCTTCAGAAATCAACCCACAGACTCTTATGCGCTAGGTTCAGCACCACCAGAAATTCGTTGGACTGTTGTTCGTGGAGATTCTGCAGCATTTCGTGTTTATGTAACCAATGATGCTAGAGAGCCACTTCTTCTTGATGATTGGGAAGTTGCTATGGATATTTATCGTCCTTCAACTGATGAGGTTGTTGTTTCTTTATCCCCTGAGCCAATTGAGTTTCAGGACACAGAAGGAAGTTTTACTGTAAACCTTACATCCTCTCAATCAGAACTTCTTGAGACAGGAGATATCTTCGACATCCAACTCACAGAACTTCTATCAGAAGGCAGAGTTTGGACGGTAGCCAAAGGGTCAATGGTTATCCTTGAAGATGTAACTCAGTAATGCCAACAAACCTAACCCCATTATCACAAGAATTTTACAGAACAACCCATAGGCTTGCTCATACACAGATTCAAGATCTTGATGTCAAAAGAATAAAGATCGATCACTTCCAGCCAAAGGCTAGGGTTCAAGAGGTTTTGCCGTTTAGAGTTCAGTTTATAAATGTAAGTGTGTTTGGATACTCTAAAACAAATCCACCCCCAATTCCTCTTCAAGTTATTGGTTATAGTAACTATATTCTTTAATAGTACTATTAAAAGGGATGATATAATCACTACATGGCCAAAGTATCAATTCCAGCAGTTAAGAGTCTATTCCAAACTGGAGATAGACCAACTCAAGAAAACTATGAAGATTTAATCGATACCGCAACTGCTCAGTCAACAGACTTGGGCTCTGCAGGTAATAATGAAAATACAATCACTGGTATTGAGAACGTAACTGTTGTTGATAACTTTGACGCTACAGTTTGGCGAATGGTCAAGTATATTGTTTCAATATCAAAGACCTCTGCAGGGGACAATAAGTTCTATGCAACCGAACTAACAATTCTCGTTGACGGTACAAATGTAAATGTCAGCGAATACGGAACAATCGACAATGATGGGAATATTGGCACCATTAATGTCTCTCGCACTGGAAATACCGTGGCCTTAACAGTCACTCCAGATCCTGCGATCAAGCCAGTCACAGTTCGTTTTGCACGAATTGGACTTAAGGCATAACTAAGGAGATATAAAAAATGGCAACAGTAAATAAAGATTTTAAGATTAAGAGTGGACTCGTCGTTGAAGGCCTACAAGGTACAATCAACGGTGAGGTAATCCTTACAGAAAATGCAGGAGATCAATACATTCTTGATTTGATTGGTGGAGAAACACTAGTCAAGTCAGTATCAAACCAGTTTGATGTTTCAGCAGGCGGAGAACTTTCACTTGATCGTACAGTAGTAGATGCTTATTATGATGAAGCAGGTTCAGCAGATGCTGCAGAAGCAGCAGCAAACTCTTACACAGATGGAAGAGAAGCAGCAATTACAACTGCTTACGAAGCATACGCTGATCAAGCAGAATTAGATGCTAAAGCATATACAGATACTCGTGAGACAGCAAGTACAACTGCTTACCAGTCATCACCAGCACTTCTTGATACACTTAACGAATTAGCAGCAGCAATCGGAGACGATGCTAACTTTGCAGCAAATCTTGCAACATCTGTTGGCGAGAAGGTAGCAAAGGCTGGCGACACAATGACAGGTGCTTTGACACTTTCAGGTGCTCCAACAAGCAACCTGCATGCAGCAACAAAGGCTTATGTTGATTCAGCAGAGTCAAATGCAATTTCTACAGCAGAATCTTATACAGATGGAGAAATTACAACAGCACTTTCAACTGCTCAGGGCTATGCAGACACTGCAGAGTCAGATGCTATTGCAGCAGCAGGATCTTACACAGATGGTGAAATCACAACTGCTCTTTCAACAGCACAAGGATATGCAAATACAGCAGAACAAAATGCTATTGCACACGCAGATGCACTTACAACAGATGATGTAGCAGAAGGAACAACACAGTACTTCACAGATGCTCGTGCTAAGTCTTCAGCAGCAAGTCTTTTGACTGGTGCTTCACTTACAAACATTACAATCACAGGAACAGGTGCAGGACTTACTATTACCGCAGAAAACGGTGTAGCAGATTCTACAACAACTGATCTTGCAGAAGGTACAAACCTTTACTTCACAGATGCTCGTGCTCGTACTGCGGTAGATGGAACAGATCGTTCATTTACTTCAGTTGAGTTAAACTCAGTTGCTAAGCAGGTCGCAGCAACACTTTCAGCACCAACAGCAGGAATCCAAGTAGCACACGCCTTCGCAAAGGCTGACTACCGTTCAGCAGAATACCTTGTAAAGGTTGCCTACGGAACACATACTGAAATATCAAAGGTCCTTTTGACACTTGACTCTTCAGATAACATTGCAATCACTGAATACGGAATTGTTGGAACAAATGGCTCAGCGTCATCAATTTCAGCAGGTATCTCAGGAGCAAACGTACAACTACAGGTAACAACTGCTAACAATAACTCAACAGTTACTGTTATGGGAACACTTCTAGTTTAATAAAAAATAAAAATAGTTGGAAGAGGGAGCAGTAAATGGCAACAGTCGATAAAGACTTCAAGGTCAAGAATGGGTTAGTCGTTGCAAACGGCGGTACATTCGGAGATGCAGTAACAGTAGGAGCACCAACTCTTGCTGATCATGCAGCAACTAAGGAGTATGTAGATTCTTTAACAGGATCAATGACAGTTGGATCTACTCCTCCTTCTTCACCAACAAATGGTACACAGTGGCTAGACACTCTAACAAACAGAGTTAATTTCTATTACAATGGAACTTGGTATACCCAGGCAACTATTGATGATACAAATAATTTACCACAGCACATTCACGATACCGCAATTGATGGAACTGGTTTCATAGTATCCCAGTTCTACGAAGGTGGATCATTTAATAGCCCATTGGGTGTAGGTTTGGATGCAGGTGGACCCTCTACAACAGAGTGGACAGTTGTATTCGATGGCGGTAGTGTAGTAGATAACTTCAATTAAAAAATTGATGTTATAATAAGATAAGTTAATGGGCAGCCCCCATAAGGAGAATATAAATGGCAACAAGAATGCAACAGCGCAGAGGAACTGCAGCACAATGGACGGCTGCAAACCCAATTCTAGCAGCAGGTGAAATCGGTTTTGAAACTGATACAAGTAAGTTTAAGATGGGTAACGGATCATCAACATGGTCTGCCCTACAATATTTTGCTAATGCTTCAGAATTAGCAGCCATTATTGGCGGAGACATGCCAGCACTCCTCAATTCTCTTGATGAGTTGGCGCAAGCAATCAACGATGACCCTCAATTTTATTTAACAATGGGAACAAACCTAACAAACCACCAAAATGATACA